AGGCCCGGCAGTATGAAAAAGAAAAGTCTATATGAAAAAGGTTATCGCCCTTTGTTGAGTATTACTATACCGGGAAAATGTGATGAAACTGTGGTGAAAAGATAAAAGAATTGTGAAAGGAAAATAAAAATGAATGAAAATGAATTTAATAAAAGAGTAGAAAAGTTTGTGACAGCATTGAGAGACTTATATTTAGATGCAGATGAAAGAGAAGGCACTGAAATGCCAAAAATAGAACTGAAAGAGGAGAACCTTACAGATGACTTTACCGCAATGATTATAGCGGTAAATCTCTTATATACTTCGATAACCGGTGATGACGAAATGGACCTTATAGGATTTACGCATATGGTAAACCGTCTGATATTCCAATGGTATATGGAAAAACAGGAACGGGAGGTGGAAGACCATTGAGCAGCCGGAATAAGGAGATGCAGGCCAGGACAGAAGGAATGGCATATGCATTAAAAATCGCCGGGCAGGGCGGCATAGAAGAATTGGAAAAAGAAATAAAATTCAGGAATCTGACAGGAATTTCCCTGAATTTGTCCAGGAAGGATTTAAATACGGCCAGTGAGAAAATTAAAGAAATGACAATGGATACCTTTACAATTCTCACAGTTGCCGTTCTTCATGATGAGTTTGGATTCGGTGAGAAACGCTGCCAGAGGTTTATTGACCGGATGAATAAGAAGGCTGAGTGCATGATTGATGATTTCTGCACCTGGGATGATTATATCCAAACAATAAAAGAAGAATTAAATCTTGAACTGCAAATACGATGGAACAAATGACGGTCTTAGAATATCTGGAATGGAGAAAGATAGATGGGAAGAAACGGATCAGGCTACCCGGACCCTACATACGGTCAGGCATTACCCGCGATCAGGCGGGAGGAAAACATAAGGGCGCGGGAAAAGCGGTACGGCGTAAAACGTGGAGAAACAGTACATATAATCATAGACATTAAGGACGAGGGACGGAGGACCGTAAAGGTAAGCCGCCGGATGCAGGTTATCAATCTGTATGAGCACCACATTCTCCTCCGGCATAAAACAGGAGCCTGTGAGAGCTATCAGTATCAAGAGTTTATGCAGATGATGGACAGGAGGTAACGGATGAAAGAGATGTTGATTATACTTAAAATAGCATTTGCCCTGTACAAAGAAATAGACATGCAGGAAAAGCTTTTAAAACACAGAAACAAGATGCTTGATACATATAAAAAATATCAGAACTGTCCGTTTAAATATAATCAGACGGATAAATGGCGAGAAGATTTAAAAGCATCCCTGGTAAATGCGAGCAAAGAGATGCAAAACTGGAGGTGATGCAATGGACAAAAAGACACTGAGACAGTACAGAGCGCTATTAAAGGAGCAGATCCTGAATGACAAAGCCATAGACAAGCTATATGAACGTGCATCACAGGTCCCTACTGTTATGGGTAAGGTGGTAGGTTCCAGCCATGACTTTCCATATACTGAGGTAAGGACATCCGTTCAGATGGATGAGCCAAAGGAAGCATATGAGATTGAACGGCGGCTTAGAATCAGGAAGGAAAGACAGGAACAGATTAGGGCGGCAGTTTTGGAAATAGAGCAGTTTATTGCTGGAATTCCAGATAGTAACGCAAGACAAATCTTTGAAATGGCATATATAGAAGGGATAAAGCAACATGAAATAGCGGATGAGGTTGGTTATAGCAGGGGAAGGGTTTCGCAGATCATCGACCAGTATTTGAAAGATTAACACAATTAACCAAAATAAATGTTATTATTACAATAGAGCCAGTGGGCGAAAGCAAACGGCTCACTCGGATGTGGACTATCCTCCTCTTGTTGTTCGGCTGCCGGGTGTCATAGCTCGGTGGCTGGTTAGCCGGTATCAGATGATACGTCCGGTATTTGGGTAGGGGCAATGTAAGGAACTTATGGTTGCCAGAGTAGTACGGGGTGGGTTGCGTGACTACTATAACGTTTGCGGTAAAATCGTTAAACCGTATGTCCCAGGTCTGGGATAGCAGCACCGTTACGGCGGTGCAATGTTGGGGATTAGCTCAGTCGGTAGAGCATGCGGCTGTTAACCGCAGTGTCGTTGGTTCAAATCCAACATTCCCAGTAAGCTTATCTGCCGCCGGATCACCGGAGAGGCAGGGCGCATAGCAGTGTATGGAGCTCCATATGCTGCGAAAGCCTCCAGGATTATCCCCTGGGGTAAGCAATCGCCTTTTGGCGTATATCCCTAATACATTATTGAAAGCCCTGCTACAATAAGTAGGGCTTTTTTGGTGGAAAGATTGAAAACTATATATAAAGGTGATAGTATGAAGTATAAATTGATAATATCCATAAGCGAGGGGAAAAAAGTGAAAATCAAAAAACTTCATATATATGGTATAGGTGGAATAAGGGATATCGAGTTGAACTTTTCTGATGGAATGAATGTCATCTGCGGAACAAATGGAATTGGGAAAACTACTATTTTAGACGTAATCGGTGATGCATTTATTAACGGAAGACCTGTAATTAGCAAAAATGCAGAGGTTGATGTTGGAAGCTACGAAATAAGTATTCAAGATTCTAGCCATAAACAAAATCAATTTTCGGTAAAAACAGATAAATTTGAACCATATGACAGAGAGTATGAAACAAGAAATACAATGTATGCAAGCGACATTATGCTGTTTAAAATCAATAGGGAAATCACATACAAAAAGTTAGATTATATAAAAGGCGATAAAGAGAAAGATATTTATTCATCAGGACAAAGTTTGCCATTAGGAATAGATAATGATGAAATTAAAAGCTGGTTTATAAACCGCTATGTATTCTATGACAAAAAAGGTGCTCTTTTAAATGAACAGATTGAAAATTTTAAGCTTGCAAGCGAAGTTTTTGGAATATTAGACGATGGGGTTAGTTTTAAAACAGTGAAGGCAAGCTCTTTGGATATAATGCTCAATACCACAAAAGGTGAAATATTTTTTGAATATCTTTCGTCAGGGTATAAATCATGTGTATATATAATATTAGGAATTATCAAAGAAATAGAATTGAGATTTACAAAACATAGGATTTATGCGAATGAGTTTGATGGAGTTATATTAATAGACGAAATAGACTTGCATTTACATCCTATTTTGCAATCCAAATTAATCAAAGCGCTAAAAGAAATATTTCCCCGCGTGCAATTTATTGTAACAACTCATAGTCCTAGTGTTTTGCAAACGCTGGATAGAAATGAGATTATTTCTCTTGGGCAGAATAGTGATGGAGATACGATAGTAAATGAACTAAACCTGGGAGAATACGGTCTACAGGGATGGACACTTGAAGAAATACTGCAAGATGTAATGGGGATGCCGAGCACAACATCAGAGTTATATAAAAATACTATCGAAAACTTCGACAAAGCAATGGATGACGATAACATTGTAGAAATAAAACGTAATTATGAGATATTGAATAAAATGCTGCATCCTAAAAATACATTGAGGAAACTTTTACAAATCCAAATGGCAGGATTGGAGGAGTAGAGGTTATGATCAAAATAACACGTTCGGATAAACCAATTGAATTAACTGAAGAGATAGAAAGCAAGCTCACTGAGGAGTTCAAAATGAACAGTAAAGCAGCAGTATGGAATAAGAATTATATACGAGACGCTTTGCTAAAAATGACAGATAATAAATGCTGCTATTGTGAATGTTTTATTGGCCCAGGGCACAAAGAGATGCATGTTGACCATTTTCATCCTAAAGGGAAGTATCCTGACGAAGTAGTTAAATGGGAAAATCTGCTTCCATCCTGCCCGCATTGTAATAAGAATAAATCAGATCATGATACATACCTGGAAAGAATTATTGACCCATGTAATGATGACCCTAAAGAATATTTTTATTTCAAGTTATATAGATACTATAGTAAAGATACGTCGCCAAATAGTTTCGGAAAATTATCCATTGAGGTGTTAAATTTAAACAACACAACAGAGTTGGTACAAGAACGGTTCGCAATAGGAGAGGTGCTTCAAAGCAAACTCGAAGATATGGTGGATATAGCACTGGGGCGCGAAGAGGAACTGAAATCAAATACTCGTCTAAAGAATAGAATTGTAAATGGCTGTAAGAGCGTTTTGCGAATGGCAAGTAGAGAAGCTGAATTTGCAGCATTTATGGCTACTGTTATACATAATGAGGACAATTACTCCACGCTTGTATCTATATTAAAAAGAAATGATTTATGGGATGATGATTTAGAGAATTTGCATAACAATTCATTAAAGATAAAATTCGATACGCATTAATGTTTAATAAGCGTCCGGTAAGATAACTGGCTGGGCGCTTTTGTATTGCATCCTGACAAATAATAAGGTAAAATATAAAAAAATGCAGGATGGTAATATATGGAAAAGATAGTTGACTTTATAACAGATAATTTTACAATGTCGGTTTTGGTGCTGATAGGGATTGTATCCCCTGGAATACTTACAATGGCGAGGTATGGGCTATATCTATTTGATAAATGGGATATTATAAAAATTCTGGTTTTCGCCTGTTCAATTACAGCACCATCGGCGAGCGTGATATATGTGGCTGTAAAAATGTTCTTTATAACTGATAAAGACCAGAATAAATATGCAGTGATGTTTTCATTAGCATTCAATGCAGTTGTATTCATATGTACGTTAGGAATCTGTTATTTATACGGATCACAATTAAAAGATTTTATTATTTGGTTAATAGTGGTATCTGTAATGTCAATCATTATGCTATATATTGATAATAAACGAGAAACACATAAAGAGAAAAAAATAAAAAAATGAGTTAAAAACTAGGAGGCGGCTGCGGCTGTCTCTTTTTATATTCGTAAAACGAAACGATTGAGAGGTGGTGAGGGTGCCGCGGAAACTGGATGAGCGAGCTGTGAAGGCAAAGGAAATGTACCTAAGCGGAAAGAAATTAGTTGAGATTGCAAGTCAACTAAATTTGCCTGAAGGGACTGTTCGGCGCTGGAAGAGCACGTATAAGTGGGGAAGTGAGCGCTCATTAAATAAAAGCGAACGTTCGCAAAGGAGGAAAGGCGGGCAGCCAGGCAACAGAAATGCTGTAGGCCACGGTGGAACAGGTCCGCCGGGAAATAAGAATGCAGTGAAAACGGGAGAGTTTGAGACTCTCTTTTTTGATACCTTGGATGCCGAAGAAAAAGAACTCCTGGAGATGGTACAGCCGGATAAGAAGCAGCTCCTTCTGCAGGAGATACGGCTTCTGACGGTTAGGGAGCGCCGGATGCTGAAGCGCATAGATGGCCTGCGTGAATTAGAAGAATGCCCACCAGAGGAAGAAGATGACGAGCCAGGTGTTATTGCAACAAAAGTTCCGTCGGGAATGACAGTAACGAAATACACTGCAGGATTTGAAAAAGGAAAGATTACAGACTTGCGGGAATTTACGGGTATCCTTGGGCAGATACAGGCAGTTGAGGAGGCCCTTACCAGGGTGCAGGCCAGACGCCAGCGCGCCATAGAGGCATTGCATAAATTTGGATATGATGATGCGCACCTGGAGCTCATAAAAGCCCAGGTGGACAAACTGAATCGAGACGGACAAGATGAAGATGGAGAGGACGGGGTGGAAATAGTCAATGATGCGCCAAAAGAAGAAAATTAAGATATCAGAAATAGTCATCCCGAAGTATCTCCCTTTGTTTAATGACCGGACGCATAGGCATATCATCCTTACTTCCGGGCGTGCAGGAACAAAGTCCAGCTATGTGAGTATCGCAACAGATTTCCGGATTATGGATGAGCATAACGCATCCTGCGTTGTCCTGCGCAAGCACCATAATAAGCTGCGCAAGACGGTATATAAGGAGATGATACGCGGTATTAACCGTTTGGGAGTCAGTAAAAAACGGTTCAAGATCGGGAAATCTCCGATGGAGATAACCTACAAAAAGAATGGAAACACCATTTACTTTTCCGGATCTGACGGTGTGGATGATACAAAAGGTATCATAGATGAGGATAAGCCCATTAAGCTTGTGGTACTGGACGAGCTGACGGAGTTCTTTGATGACGGCGAGGGAGAGGAAGAACTGGCAAACATCGAGGCTACCTTCGTCCGTGGAAATCAGGGCGGGTTCCAGATGATTTATCTTTATAATCCACCCAAAAACCCGAATGCCCCCATAAACGAATGGTGTCGTAAGATGGAGGGGAGGCCGGACTGCATCCATATACACACAGATTATAGAGATGTGCCACCAGATTGGCTGGGGCCTGATCTCATTGAGTCAGCGGAGGTCATGGAGCACACAGATCCCAAGATGTATCGTTGGGTATGGCTTGGAGAGAGCATAGG